CTTGAACAACTCTTTAGGGTTTGGTTGATTGTCTTTCCACAAACGAATTTGCTCAGCCTCTCCCAATGGAGAATTTTTCATTGAAGGGCTAACTGTGGTTTTGTTGTAAGGGGTACCAGTTGCTTCTGGACCTACAGTGGTCAACTTGATATCGCGACCTTCCATTACGTCAGTGTAATCACCAACTTCCTCGTCAACAGCCATTTGCAGGAACGCCTCGTAAATCTCTTTACCGAACTGCCACAAACGAACACCTTTGTCTTCTTCACCGCGTACGATTACTGGGGCGAAGTAACGAGCTTTTGGTTCGATTTTTTTAGCCAACTTCCAGTTTTCCTTGTCGTTGGTTTTTTTCAATTGAGCTGCGAACTCAACGATTGGGTCTTTATCTCCCCAGTTGATAGGAGATACCATTACGGGCTTATCGATTCCGTAGTGGAAGAAAATCTCGCTAAAGGGCATTGTTGGGTTAAACTTTGAGGGTACAACACGTACTGTCTGCTTGCCTACGGTAGGCTTCCAGAACATAGAGGCACGTTCACCTCCACCTTTACCATTTGTGGTTTTTTGCATTGCGTTTAAACGCGACTTGATTGCTTCTAAATCCATTTTTTATAACTTATTTTTGTTTACAACTAAATTTACGAAACTGATTTTGGGGAGCCAAATTACAGTTCAATGATCTCGTGAATCTTGGTTTTTAATTGTCTAAGCTCGTTTTGTTGAGTTAGCAAAATTGTGTTTTTGTAGTGCTGCCAGTCAATCTGGTAGCGTGTATCTACAACACCGCCATTCAGTTTCTTAATCAGCTCGTTTAGAGCATTGATTGTATAGAGAGTGTTTGATTCTTTTTTACGATGAACCAAAATCGTGTTTTCTGGGATGTTTGCTATGTTTGACATCTCGATATTGTATGTCAAAACAAACTCGTTATTGTCTTTAACCTCTAGTACAAAAATCTTGTTATACATGATAGTGTACCTTCTTTGTAGCGAGTGTACTAGCTCCCCTACACCATCCAATGTAGTAAATGTACAAAATAACTTATTATTCAAATCGGTGAAGTTTATGGGATTATCTATCCCATAAATATCATACGGTAGGTCTAAAGTCATAACTGATTCCATGCGCAACTTTTATATTTAGTTTATACTTTTTAAATATCTTTTGAATGTCTGTTAACACGTCGCGCTCATCGTCGCTCCAATCCAACAAAAACGAATCATAAGTATATAGTACAAGTTTAGTTTTTTTATTTTTTAATATCTTAAATACTTCCCACAATATATTAACGTTATATGCTGTTTCCAAGTTTTGAATTAAATAATTCAAAAGTTTTTGTGGGTTCATGTTTTCCAGCTTATCCTTTTTAAAGCAATATCCTGAAATTGGTACGATAACTTGCCCCGAGTTATTGAACATCTCCCATAAATCCTCTACATATACTTTAACCTTTTTAAAGAATTCAAGATTCTCGTATTGCGGTAAAATACCTCCGTATAGCTGTTGTAGAGTTAAGATTTTTGCATCTTTGCGATCCATCCTATAAACTTCTGCAAAGTGACTATAAATATCCTCATCACCAAAATCATAGCCAACCAACTTAGCCAACAAAGTAGGATGGTAAGCTGTAATGTCAAACTCAACAAGCGAAGAATTACGCGCGATAAAAGCTTTCCTACACCCATTTTCTTTATTAAGTGCGGCATAATTTATTCCATTAAATGTGTTTGATGGGCGTGTTGTGAGCGTTTTAAAGTTGTATTGAGTATAGATCACGCCTTCCGTGTCTTGCTCAAAGTACTGCTCATACAACGGTATATCAACGGTTAATCCCGCTTGCTCAATCGCATAGAACATCCAACTTGCCTTGTGGTTATAAAACTCGTTAACAGGTTGTCCTATTAAGTGTTCTAGCTCCTCAAAGATAGATTCACAATACTCATAGTGTTTAACAATAGGTACAAGTATGTTTACGTCTTTTCTACTCTTATATGTCTTGTAGATAAATTCGTGTGCTTGAGTTGGTTGTATATACGTAGGGGAGGTGAGGGTGATGTCAACAAGCTGCTTAAAAGGGAAATAATGTAAAAATTCCTTTTTATCTCGACAGTAAATTTTATCTAACCCTTTAAGTAAGCGGTAAACTTGATCCTCAAATAAATTTTCTTGTACCTCTGTATGGAAAATAGGTAAAATGTATCCTTTTACATCTCGTACAGGACGAACATAAATAGCACAAATTGAGTTTTGGGAAGGGTGAATGAAGGGAGAGTATGGGATTATCTCTACAAATGCTTCTTTAAAACCCTTGTGACAAAACTCGTCTAATTGACTCTTATTTTCTATTAACCAAAACACTTATTTACCTTATTTGTAGTACTTAAGGTAATCATCCTTTAGGTATCTTCCAAATTGTGGTAATTGAAGTCTTTTAGAAGTTAATTCTACTATATTACGATTTACTTTTTCTACTTCTTCTTGAGTACCAGTTAATTTCCAAGGTAAGTTAAAAGGTTCATATAATGAATATAGATATTGGATATCTTTAACTATTAATTTATCATAAGTAGTTTTATCAATTTCTAAATATAATATTTCATTTCCTTTTTTACAGAAATATCTTCTAAATTCTCCAATTTGATAATCTTGTTGTGTTGGAGTAGGAGCTATATAAGAAGGAACTATTTGTATTGAAGTTGAGTCTGCTTGAGACCCACCTTCATATGTTAAAGCTAAATCACTAGTTTGGTCAACTTTATAACGAAATGAAACATTATTTACAGTCCTTTCGGTGGGTTGAATTAAAGGAATAATTTGTATATTAGGTCTATCGTCTGGAGTTCGACCTGTAAAATATTCCCCTGTAGAAGTTTTGTAGTAGAAACCTTGGTATATGTCTCCATTATCAATAAAAACATACTCATTACCATTAGTGTATAAATTGGTTTTTATTTGAGATTTAGGATAATACATAGTTTTATATTATGATAGAAATAATGCTGCTTCTTCTTTTCTTCTCTTAACTAATCCAGGATAAACCTTTCCTCCACCCGTTATTGGGCCTTCTTCAATACGTTGAGCCGCTAAAGTTAAATCATTAGTACGGATTGCGGATGCTATACCTTTTCTTAAACTACCTACATTATATACATAACTTATAAGGGCGGCTTTTGCAGGATCCGATAATGATGACCATTGGGTTTCTGTGATTTGATATGATTCGCTCCCAACTACCCGATTTTTATAGGTATTAGCAATTTCAAATTTTAGTACTGTAGTAGCATCTTCTATAGTTGTAGTTTCAAATGGAGAAGTTTGCCTAGTTTGTCTAATTTTACCATCTGATCCTAATATTTTATCGGTTCCATAACCTAAACGATATTTGTTAACATCCCATTTTGCTGTTGGTGTAAATCCTTCTTTTTTAGAAATAAGAGCAAATGCTATATCAATCCAATCTCCAGTTAAATCTAAATTACTAGGGTTAACTTGGAATCCTTCTCCATTGTTGTTACTTCTACTTTGTTGTCTTCTAGACTTACCATTTATAGTAGCATTAGATTGGATTGAATTATCTGGGGTCATAATGGTTTCTAATTCTGTAGTCCATATATTATTCTCAACTTTATGAGCTAGTTTAGAAATAATAAACAACATGGTTTCAGGATAATTAGAAGGAAGATATGAAGTTTCTACTTTAATACCATTAAGTAGTTTAAGGCCCGAGATTCCGTCTAGAGTAAGTCCTACACTAATAGGTATAAAACCCATAGTACCTGAACTTTTTTTCTGGGTAATTGCAGTTTTAGTTTCTGTATACTGCATTATATTAGTAAATAAGCTAGTATAACTTGCAATCTCAGCTTCATTAAGTATAGGAGTATTTTTTAGAGTTTTTTCAACACCAATACTTCCTATATAACTTTCAAAATCAGCTAAAGAATCTTTAAATTGATCTTCAGTACTTTTAGTTTCAATATTAATTGTACTGTCAACTTTAAAACCCGAAGAGGCAAAGATTTCAGGTTTAATTCTATCTTTTAAACCACGGTTTAAGGAAGTAAAAGCTGTAGCATCTTCACCTACTATACCTCCTTGGGCAGTAGCTCCAATAGAAATTATTTGAGCAAATTTTGGATCTAATTTAGAATTAAATTTAAAATTTTTAACAAAACCAGCGTAACCTTGAATAGATTGATTTGTTGATGAATTTCTATTAGTAGTATTATACCCATATATTTGTATTACAGGGTCATTAACTGTACTTTTACCTCCTATAGTGTTACTAGTTAGAATATCATTTCTATTAGGTAAAGAAGTTTCGTCTATAATTTTAAGAGTATTATTACTAGTATCAATAAATGGTCTAAAAGTATTAACACCCCCTAAAGCTACTGAGAGTTTATTGCAGATAACTTCTAAAAGAGTATAAATGCTAGTTTGATTTTTAGGGTCTCCATTAGAATTTATAATATCCAATATAGTATCAAAATTAATGTAAATATTCATTATTTGACCTACTTGGGTTTTTGCTATAGTTTTTTTATAGGGACTAGCATTTTTAGCAAAATAAAATTCTTGACTTTCATCTTTTGACTTTACTGTAGTACTAATTAAACAAACATTAGGGTCAGTACTAATCTGTAAATTATTAGTATAACATAAATTAGTATTTACATTATAATCTATATTAATACTAGGGTATAAAGAATCTCCTTTTTTTTCTTTAGTAACTAAGTTAGTTTCAATAAAAGCTAATAAAGTACCAAATCTAATATAATATTTAGTTGAATTATTATTTTCTCCATTTTCTCCAGGAACTTGATAAGTTTGAGAAAAAAATGATTTAATATCTGATCTATCTGGGGGCGTATAAACTCCGGAATAATAATCAAAATCCCATTGAATGTTAGAATTAGCTATACCACTATTAAAAATTTGTTGAATATTGTAATATAATCTACCAAGACTTGATGAATCTTTTATTGGATTAGTTGAAGCTTTTTCGTTTGTAGTTGTAGGAGTTGTAGTTGTATTTGAAGTAGTTTTTTTATTTTGAGTCGATTCTTGACTAGCCTTGTAAAATCCTTCAACTCCAGCTGATGTTCCTGTACCCAGTTGCCCTGTTCTAACTTGTTGATTAAATTCTTCTAAAGTTAACCCTGTGGGTTCAGCTATATCAGTTTTTTCACTAACTAAAACAGCTGATTTAAGGGATTCAACAATATCCCCTTTGCTAATTAGTTTAACAGTTATATCATAGCTTCCATCTTCACCAAAAGTCCAATCAAAATTAGTTACAATACCATAAATAGCATCGTAATTACCATTTGATTCTAATTTATATTGTTCAATTCTAGAATATATACTATTAGGGTTAAGATTAC